TCCCAGTCATCAAACTTCTTACGAACCTCGTCAGCGTTGAACCAATTTACCAACACACCTCGATTATTAAACTCTGCTTGAATCTTGAGAGCAAACGTAGTTTTGCCTGATCCTGGGAGTCCCATAAGAAGTAACATTTTATTCGACATTCTTTTTCCTTATTTTATCTAATTTCAATTTTTGCTTTTTTGCTCGTTCTACTCTTAGTTTTGAAGCACGATTTATAAACGTAATGCCTTGTAGATGGTCGTACTCATGTTGAAATACTCTAGCAGTATATCCACTGAAGTCTGTTGTATCAACGTATCCATCATGTCCAGAAAATCTAACTCTAATTGCAGCAGGTCTTTTTATTTTAATGAAAAGACCAGAGAAAGACAAGCATCCCTCATCCATATCCGATGTTCCATCAACATTAACTATCTTAGGATTGAACACAGAAAAGATTGAATCAGGAGCGGTAGGATCACCTATCACAAATGCATTATAAGGTATACCACATTGTGGTGCTGCAAGACCAAACCCTTTGTGTTCGATCATTGTTTCTTTTAGATTTTCAAATAACTCTGTTGCATCCATAGGTGGATTATCAAAATCGAAATACTCCGTTTCTTTTGATAGAATCGGATCATCATCTGGTACTAGTTTATATATCATGTCGCTATCCTACTGTAAGATTTTACTTTCTCAAATTTTATCATACTACGAAATTTATCAACCATCTGATCTGACTTATGAGAGATAACAAAAATATTTGTTCCACTCATTTCTCTAAACAAATTCATCAGTATCTCGCTGCCGTTTACGTCCAACGATCCATCAAACACCTCGTCCAGTATAAGTAGATTTGTATTCACTGAGTTTTTTAACTTAGCAACTGCCCTCCACGTCAACATCAACGACAGATCAATACGTGCTTTCTCACCTTCACTAAACGATGCATAACTAAAATCGTCTCGGTGTCTAGAACGTATCACCTCGTTGAACTGCTCATCAAGTGTAAAATCAACAAAAAAGTCCATTGCTGCAAGATACTTGTTCACTAATTTGTTTATGACTGGGACGTACTGCCGAATGATCTTAGTTTTAATACCACCGTCTTTGAGCATTTTGCTAGCATAATCTAGTACCATACGATCTTTAGATAACTGCTCTTTATTTGAAGATAAACTTTTTAGATCACCGTTCAATTTATCAATCTCAACATCAAAAGTTTTTTCTTCACCCATACGACCATTCAGTGCTTCAATCTTTTTGCTATACTGATTGATAGAAGCATCAACGTGTTTTATATCAGAATGCATAGAAGATATCTGCTGTTGTAACTCAGTAATTTTTTTTTGTGTTACGTTGATCTGTTCTAGTCGATCGTGCAACTGATCGTTTTGTTTCTGCAGTTCTGATATAGCATCAGTGGTTTGAGATATGATGCTCTGTGTTTTTTGTATCTTTTCTTCCTTGATTTGCGCAGCAATAATCTGGTCGCAAGTAGGGCAGTTATCATGCGACTCAAAGAACTTCAACGTCTTACTACTAGAGTGTTCTTTATCATGCAACTTACTCAGTAGATCTGACACCTTTTCTGATTTACTTTGCACTTTGGTTTGATCATTTATAGTATCAAAGTGTTTCTGTATTTTATCTTCAGTTTGTGATATTTGAACGATGGTGTTTGCATTCGATTGTTGAGCACTATCAATCATTTCCTCGTACTCTTTAATTTCTTCTCCTATATCACTTTTGACTTGGCGCAAGTATTGTTGTTGCACCTCTATTTTGTTTTCTACAAGTTCTATTTGATATTCGATATCCGTAGCTTCGTTTTTGTTTTTAGACATACGATCTCTTAACAGCGTGTTCATTTGACTGAATATCTGTATGTCGAGCAAATCCTCGATTACCTCTCTACGATCTCGCACAGACAACTGCATAAATGGAGTAAACGTGGCGGAACCAAGTATCACTACCTGAGTGAATGACTTGTAGTTTAGTTTCAATATTTGCTCTTCGAGAGTTGCTTGGTAATCTTTAACATTTCCTGGTTGAGGTAGCATCTCACCGTTTTTCCAAATCTCAAATTCACTCGGTCTATAAGCACGAACAATTTTATACTGCACGGTGCCGATACGAAACTCAACTTCTGCGCGAGTTCCTTTACCATTAACAGAGTTGATTAATTGTTCCTTACGAACACTACGGAATGGTTTGTTGAATAATACCCAACACAATGCGTCAAGCATCGTTGATTTGCCTGCACCATTTTCGCCAACAACAACTGTGCTCGGAGATCTATCTAGGTGTATTTCAGTGTAAACATTCCCTGTGGAAAGTAAATTTTTCCACCGAAGTTTTTCAAAATGTAGCATAAAGTCTTAAGAATTTACAGTCAAGGATTCATTATATAACGATCTCATCAAAAAGTCAAGTTCTTTTTTCGGCACATTGTCAGGCAACTGCTCGATGTAGTTGCTCATAATAGTTACTGTATCCTCTGCCTCATTTACGATATCGCCATCATCTTCTAGATGTAGGTTTAGATTATCATCCACTATTTGTATATGCAACGGATTTGCTTTGTAGAGTTGCTCCATGTATAAATCAAACCAGTAAGGGTTATCGCAGGTTTGTTTGATGACTTTTACATAGGTGTTTTTGTAAGATCCGAAGTCTTCATCTTTTAATATTTGCTCAATAGTTTTTCCGTTGTCGTCATAGAATGCTTTGTGAAACATAGAAAATGGATTTTTGATCATCTCGATATCTCTAGTTTCTGTATCGTAGATATGAAAACCTTTAGGGTCTTGATAATCTATCCAAGTCATTTCATACGGGCAACCCAAATATTGTACGTTTCCTATTTTGTTCTTATGATGAAAATGTCCAGAAAAAACTGTTTCGAACCTTTTAAACATAGAAACTTGCATTCCATGCGAGTTTACGTTTCCTCTATCCATTAATGCGCCAGCGACCTCAAGGTGTGACATCATAATTTGAGCAGGCGTTTCTTCCATTGCTTTGACTGCATCAGCATAATTTTCTGCATTAATCCAAGGCATAATAAGAATATCTTGCCCATCAAAGTTTACAGTTGCAGGTTTGTCATAAGAATTAACTGCTCCATCGCGGAACAACTCTTTCATTGAGTTGATTTCGTTTGTGTTCTTATAAGGAACATCATGATTACCGATAATAACATGAAGGTCTATGTTATGCTCAACACATTTATCGATAAACATTTCTTTCATACGTCGCAATGTCACATAAGAAATATACTTTCGCCTATCCACAATATCACCCAGATGGATAATAGTATCAATGCTTTGTCTAATGAGGTGAGGAAAGAAAACTTCATTGTAAAACCTTTCAAAATAATCTAAGAAATGTAAATTGTCATTTCTAGCACCAAAGTGCGTATCAGTAATCAAAGCGATTTTCATTTTACTCCTCGTGGACAACTTTTCGTTTTTTCTTGCGTTTGTGTTCTTCAAAGTTATTAATAAACTCTGACATATACTCCTGAGTCCATTCATTATACTTGATATCGTCCGAAAAGTCAACATTTTTATCATGCGCTTGGCGGTCTGAGGTTTGCTGAAAAACATTGATATGCTCTGATGCTTTGAACTTGGTGTACAGATACTTCTTTTCTTTTTGTATGCGTCTTAGAAACGCAAAGTAAACGATCTGTGTAAAATATGCGAATGGATTGCTAGACTTCTCAGGATTGAAGTTGTCGATATATTGTAAACAGTTTTCAATACCATCACATATCATTTCATCACGGAACGTGTAATTTACAAAGTTTGGTTTATATGATAGATGCGTAGCAATCTTCATAATACAGTCAGCAATATAGATTGGCACGACTGGTCTTTCGCCACCAGAGTCCTCTGCTTCTCTAACACTTTCCTTGAACTTAACCATCGCCTCAAGGAACTCTTTGTTGTTAACGTAGTGTGGATTTTTCTTTTTGTTTCTAATCATTACAACCTCGCTTATTAATGTAACATGGTGCTACTGGTGTTTGCGTTAAAAATATAGTCTTCTAATTCTTCCAGAGTTGTTTCCTCTGGTGTTTGTTCTTCACTTGATCTATTGTTAGCAATTATACTATCGACAGCATGAACATAGTATTCACATATCTCATCACTAGCAGGAGTCATTCCAACTATATGAGTTTTTTGTATGGTCATATAGTTATCATTTTCACTAAAAGGAAACCACTGCACTGCTACCATAGAAGCAGATCTTCTACCGCTTCTGCTAATTTGTTCTGTTCTTATCTCTAATGGATTGAGTAGAAGAATCGTTTTGTTTTGTTCTTCAACGACATCTGATACTATGGTGTCTCCATTGCTCAACTTTATAATTTGTAATGTTATTTCCACAGTTCTATACCTTTTATATAAACTGGTTTTTTCAGTGTATTATACCAACTTGGGATAGTGTAGCGTGTCCCATTTATAATTAATCTTACACCATGATTATACTCCATTCCATAAAAAAGTACAACACGCCCTTGCTTCGGTGTCACTTCCATATCTTCAATAAATGTTTGACCACCAGTATAATTGTCATTCAAATACGATATAGAAGTGAATACAGTATTAGGATGCACGTCATCAACATGAGAGTCTTGCCATGAGTTCGTTTCCCATTCTACTATTTCACTCCAACCATATGATATAGGTTCTTCGCAGTAATATTTCGCTGCATCAAATAGTTTGTCTTTGTATCCGTTCATTTCATTTATTTCGTCTATATTTAATACTTTGGTTTCATTTTTTCTAATTATTTCTGGATTACTTGTACCAATGTGACGAAATAGTTTTATTGCTTGGTCGCATTCTTCAGCAGTAAAAAAATCATCAACTATAACTATCTTACTCATGCTTCAAATTAATATTGTATATTTTGTAATCAAACTCTTCTTCATTGTACATCTTTATTCTGACTGCGAAGTGTTTGAGTGTATGATTGCAACTTGTTTTTTTGCAGAGGTCGTCGGCAATGTCATAGAGTGTTGCTCGTTCTTTGTTATCACCTTTTCGTAGACCACGCCCGATACTTTGTAAATTCCGTATCCTAGACTTAGTAGGACTAGCAAAAA